TTAAAATGGGTGGTACAAGTTCACCAAAACTTGAATTTGATGGAACTACATTATCCATTGATGGTACAGTAACCGCAGGAGCTGGTTCTATTGGTGGGTGGACAATTGGTTCATCACATATTGGAATAAAAGGAACGGCAACCTCAAATGATACTTATGGTGAGTTTACATTAGGTTCTTCAGGATATATTTCAGCACCTCAATTTAAAATTGCACAAGATGGTACTGCAACATTTAAAGGAATTCTTGAAGATACCGCAACCTTCAAGTCTGGTAGTACAACAAAAGCATTTAATACCATGTTTGGTGTTGACGCAACTGGTTTAATTCTAAAAGTACCAAGATTTAGAGATAGTGATGGAACAGTTAAAAATGCTGCTACAAGATTTACAAACCTTGAAGATGATATTGATACTGAATTGACTGCAATTTCAACTGCATATGGTGGAAGTTATAGTTGTGTATTGCCTGGTACTAAAATAATTACTAAAAGAGGTGAGATAAATATAGAAGATACAAAAGACGATGATATAATCAAAGTATTTAACTTTGAAACTAAAGAATGGGATTGGTCACCGATTGACCACATTACTAGAGATAAAGTTGAAGGATGGAGTTTAATAAAAACAGAATCGGGCAAAGAACTAAAATGTTCTAACTCACATTTACTATATCATCCTGATTATCCAAATTCTGCAATTGCAATAGATGAGCTTGGAGTTGGTGGTGAGTTGTATGTTGCCGATGGTGAAAACTTAGTTATTGATAAAATAAAAAGTATAGAAACTTTTGATGAAGAAGTTGAAGTTTGGAATTATGAATTAGATGTAGTTCACAACTATGTTTCAAATGGAATACTTTCACACAATACATCATCTAAGTTATCACCCGCACCGACTGGACCATCCGGCCTTGAAACAACACTTGGACACCAATACAAAAAAGATGTAACATCAGATATTAATTCTGGTGACTTGGTTAAATTAGGTGTAAATAATGAACTTCATAAAGTCACAACTGCAAAAGACACTAATGTTGTTGGAATTCTGTGGGAAAAACTTGAACTAAGTTATGTTCAGAAATTTGAAGGATTTGGATTAGGAAAAAATGATACAAGTGATTCAGACGAACTTACCCCACCTGAGGAATACTACTCCGCATCAAGAAAAGATTCATTTGGCGATTATATTCCTGTAAGTCAAACAGGTTCTAAAGAAATTTGGAAAGTGGCTTCGATTGGGGATAGTGTAACGCAGGATGAATCAGGTTCATTTGTTTTACCTGGTTTTAAATTGTGTAACCAAGGTGGTGATGTAAATAAAGGAGATTTACTATGTTCATCAGATACGCCTGGTTATCTAATGAAACAACCATCAGAGTGGGTGGTAACTTCATTTAGTGGTTCAAGTCCACTTTACGAAGAAAGACAATCACATACTTCATATACAGTTGCTAAGTGTATGATATCCTCTTCATGGGATTCTAATGGTAGAATGGAAAATGTATATGGATACTTGTATTGTGGATAAAAAATAACTAATTAATAAATCTAAGATACTTATAGATATGGGAAAGACTTTAACAAATTGGGTAGTAGACTCTATACTGAGTGAAGATATAAAAAAAGAGGTAGTAGTTTACTCAGGTAGATTTCAACCCTTCCATTCTGGACACGCAAAAGTTTACGAACATCTTGTCAGTAAGTTTGGTAAGAATAATGTATTCATAGGTACATCAAACAAACAAGGTGGTCCAAGACATCCATTTAACTTCAGAGAAAAAAGAGAAGTTATGACTACGATGTTTAAAATCCCTTCTAATAAAATTGTTCAAGTTAAAAACCCATATTCACCATCAGAGGTGATGGATAAGTTTCCAGAAAAAACAACGGCATTTATTACTGTCGTAGGAAAAAAAGATGCAAACAGATTAGCAAGTCCTGGTTATCAAAAATATTTTTCAATGTATAAAAAGGGAAATGTTGATACAGGTTACAAAGATAAGGGATATGTTTATGTATCACCATCTTTTGGTAATATAAGTGGTACTGATGTTCGTAAGGGAATGTCGAGAGGGAGTGATTCTCAAAGAAAATCATTCTTTAAAAAAGTATATGGTAAATTCAATCCAAAAATATTTAACTTAGTATCAGGTAGATTAATCTCAGTAGAATCCGTAATGGAATCTTTTTTACAATCAATTAACATTAATAGTTTAATCAATGAAGCTTCACAAATTCCAACAAGTGGTAAAGGTATTGTAGATGATGGGCCAGGTGCATTCTATGGTAATATGAAATCTTATAAAGCAGAGATGGAAGAAGTTGTTGGGGACTTAGGTTGGGATATTGTAAACTACTTAATGGACGAAGACTCAATGGAATCGTTTAACACCCATTATCCGAATGGACCTGGTAGATATCAAGTATCATTCTTTCCAAGTGGTGATACTATGGATGGGCAGAAAAAGAGATATGGTAAAGATATAACTGGTAGACCTGCTTATAGAAAATGGGCAAAACATATTAAAAGAGTTGCATTGAGATTGGGTATGGAATTTGTTAAATTCGCTGAACCAAAAGATTTAGATAACCTTACTCCTAAAACCCTCACAAAAAAACAACAAGGTAAATCCGCTTCACTAAAAGAAGATTTAAAACGATTTGAAGCTATCGTAGGTGATACGATTGAATGTGATGAATGTGACCATAGTTGGAAAATAGAAGATGGTGGTGATGACTTATATATATGTCACGAGTGTGGAAATGATAACGAACCAACCATTGACGAAAAGAAAAAACCAAAAAGTAAAAAAGCATCTTTAATGAAACAAAAGAGAAACTTTTACTTAAAACCTGATAATGCAAAAAAAGAACTTGACAACTCAGGTAAAGAAGGACAAGTACTTTCAAAAAAAGTTGGTAAACAACGATTATACTTTGTGTCCTATGTTGGAAATGCAGGAACACAAAATATATTTAATGAAAGTATGATTATGGAAGGTGGAGCATATGGGCATATGAATCATCCATTCGATACAGAAATAAATTTGACATTTGGTGATTTAAAAATAATCATATCAAAAGCTCTTGAAGGTACATTAGAATTTGCAAGAGAAAAAACAGATGGACAAGCTCTGGCTATATCATATCGTAAAGATAGAGGTATTATCGCTGCCAGAAATAAAGGACACCTCAAAGACAGAGGACTTAACGCATTAGACATCAAAGGTGTCGCCGATAAGTTTGCTAATAGGGGTGGGTTGACCGATGCGTATAATTTCGCAATGAGAGATTTAGAATCAGCCATTTCAAAACTCTCCGATGCGCAAAGAAGTAAAATATTCAAGGATGGCTCAAAGTTTATGAACCTTGAAGTTATATGGCCGGAGTCAGTAAATGTAATACCATATGGTCAACCTCTATTAGTCTTTCATGGAACGATGGAGTATAATGAAGATGGAAAGGCAATCGGTGCTGATACATCAGACGCTAAAGTATTAGCGGGTATGATAAAGCAGGTAAATGCCGATGTTCAAGATAATTACACTATCCAAGGACCGCCAGTTGTTAAGATACCAAGGAGTCAGGATTTATCAAACAAGAAATCAATTTATTCATCGAAGGTAAGTAAACTTCAAAAAGAATTTAAACTAAAAGATTCTAATGGAGTTGCAGATTACCATCAAGCATGGTGGAGTGATTTTGTAGATAAAAACTCACCAACCACATTAGATAATAAAACTAAAATGGGGTTAGTAAAACGATGGGCGTTTTATGATAAATCATTTAGATTAGATAAGAAAAACATTTCTGATTCTAAAACAAGAGATTGGGCAAACAAGACAGATAAAATAGACCACTCAAAAATGGCTAAGAATAATATGAAACCATTCGAAGATATATTTTTAGGTCTTGGTGCAGAAGTACTTTCATTTATGTCATCAGCACTTACTGTTAATCCTGATAAATCACTTCGTGATATTCAGAAACAATTAGATAAAGTAATCAAAGATGTTCAGAAATCAGGTGACCCAAAAAAGATTGCAAAATTAAAAATGGAATTAGAAAGATTAAAGAGTATTGGTGGTAGAGATAAGATAGTACCAAACGAGGGTATTGTATTCCTATATAAAGGTGGTACATATAAGTTAACAGGTACATTCGCACCTCTTAACCAAATCCTTGGCCTTTTCTATTAATTTTTGTATATTTATATAAAGTATTAAACAAGTGTTATGTCAAAAAAGTTAAAAAATGTAAAAGCAGTCACCGAAATGATTGCCGGAACACATAAAAGTCAAACAAAAACTAATGTTAGTTTTGGTGAGACTAAATCCTTTGTCAAAAGAGAAGTTGGTGACCAATGGACTGATGATGAAGGTACACTTTGGGAACAAAAGAAAGGATACAAGGTTAAACTTGGTAAACTTTCAAAGTTAAGAGAAGACTTAACAAAGTTTCCAAATTGTAAAAAAGGTTGTAACTCGTACTTAAAGCCAACACGAAACGATATATACATGAGAGGAATCCATGGTATGTGTTTCGATTGTGTTATTGAAATGGAACATCAAATGAGAATTGATGGAACATACGAAGAGTACGAAAGAAAAAAGATTTATGCTAATATGAAGTCTTGGTTAAAACAAGCCGAGATTGAAAAGCAGGCAGTTAAAACGGCATTAAAGGCGAAATTCGTTAATGAAGATGGTTCAATAGAAGAATGGAACGATATGTCGTGGGAAGATGTTGAAGAGAAGATTGATAACGAGTTTCGTCTTTTTAAAGAAAACTATCTAAAAAAATGGGAAGTTAAAAAATGAAGTCCTTTATAAAAGAAACTTACGAGTCATACAAGACAGATGGTGTACCTCATATGTTAGCATTGGAGTATACCATTTCTGATGTCTATCAAAAATTAGTATCAGAGAATCTAATGAATGAAGACCTTCGTAAGTGGTTTGGTAAAGGAAAGACTGGCACCTCATCAGGTGGTGGTTGGGATAGATATGGTTCAGATGGACAGAAGTTAGGTAAGTGTGGTGATGGTAAAGAAGGTGGTGCTTACGCCGCATGTCTATCACAAGAGAAAGCCAATAAGTTAGGACCAAAAGGTAGGGCAGCATTTGTAAGAAGAAAAAGAGCGGCACAGAAAAAAGGTGGTGACGCAAAAAAAGGTGGAAACAGAACTAAAGGTAAAAAACCTACAAATAGTAAAACAGGGGCATAACAATGAATCCAAGATTAAATAAAAAAGTAAAAAAAGACTTAGACGCATATTTTAAAGGAACAAGTGCGTCCTCACCAGAAGCACATCACGCTATTATGTTTATTTTGAAAGGTGCATTAACAGACGCAAACTTTCATAGTACATCTAAGAAAGTAGATAAACTTTTTCCAAAAGCTAAAGGTGCAAAATACTTTGGTAAGAGAGAGTGGGAAGATAATCTTGAGTCTAAAGGAATGGACATCGCCGCAGCCGCAAAATGGGATGGACACGACATTCTTGATGCAATCGGATTCTTTGTATCAATGTATATAGGTAGACCTCTTGGTTCAAAAATTGAAGACCTTAAAAATGAATCTCTAAATAAAGAACACAAATTATTAGAAAACTTATCTGTTCTTGTTGAAAAGAATGTTCCTACAAATCCATCTAAATGGTCTTACTACAAATCACAAGCTAAAAAGAAGTTTGATGTATATCCATCAGCATACGCAAACGCATGGGCGGCAAAACAATATAAAGCCGCAGGTGGTGGTTGGAGAACTACAAAAGAAAATGTAGAAGAGACTATTGAAGAAAAGGTATCTGTATTTGATGAAAGGCATGTTGGTAAAAATGGTATTATCATTATGATTGATGATAACGGAAAGAAAGTATCAGCAATTTTCAAAAACAAAAAGAACGCAGATAAATTCAACAGAAATAATCCTGAAGACTTAAAAAAACTTTTAGATTTAGCTAAGAAAACTAAGTTTCCAAAAACAATAGACTAAGGGACATCATGGATAAAAAACAACTCAAGAGTATTATAAAAGAAGAATATCAAAATGTTAAGTCATTCATGGAATACAAATATGGATTCACACCTGAGTTAGGTAAAGTGATTTCTAATCCCTATGCAAAATCATTTGTAAACGAAGCCAAAGAACCTGAAGTAATTACTACATTAAGAAAAATCGTAAAGAATAAACAAAACGATTTGATTAAAGATACTAAGAGTGGTAAGAAGGTAAGAGTTGATATGAATTCAGCAAACCTAATGGTTCAAGTATATGATGCACTTAAACAACAATCTAATAAAGATAAGTTTGTTAAGAGTGGTATCGTAATGATGGGACATATGGCTTACAAACTTATGAAAAAAGAATCAGTAAACGAAGGTGCTTACACTATTATGAACGTTAATCATACCGTATCAACCACTAAGAAAAAGTTAATGAAAAAGTGGAAACAAAAAGGTGGATACGAAAACTTCGGTCAAAAAGAATTAGATATTTTGAAAAAGAAGTTGAATTACAATCCGTATGGTTCAGACGAAGAAAGAAAGATTGCTAAAATCCTTGATAACTTCAATAATTGGGCAATGAATTATGATGGTAGTATGAGAGAATCAGTAAACGAAGCTAAATCTATGGATATGAAAAAAAGATTAAAGGTTTACGATAAACTTAAAAAAGGTGATAAGATTACGATTAAGTATGGTTCATCAATGAGGGGTGGAGTTGAAAAGGAATTTGTAGTATCCAAAGGAAAAACTTTAGTTGGTAAACAAAAAGTAGAAAGAATCATTCTACAAAATCCGGCGAATCCAAAAGGTGTTAAGTATTATCTATATCAAAGAAACGGAAATGTAACTATGGCTATTGGTGATATGGCAGCTACCATCGAAGATATGCATGAATCAATAGATGAATCAACAGGTCTTGCAATCATACATAAAGCAGCTAAAAAAGGAAGTTATCCTGTTAGTATTGTGGCAACTATGTTAGGTAAGGTTGTAAAACAAGAATTAGTAAAAACACCAATGGCAGTCCCAGCAGCATTTAGAATGATGCAAGGTGGATACCCACGAGCAACTATCGCAATTGAAGATAGAACAGGTAAAATTTTATTCAAAGAAGGATTTGTAAAAGAATCAGTAAACGAAGGTATGTTTAAAGTAATCGACCAAATTAGACAAGATTCTAAAGACGCGGGAGATTTTATCAAGAATGTATTTTCAGACCCAGACTTTAAAGACATGAAAAAGGACAAAGACTTTTTAAAGTATCTTAAATCTATTTACGAAGGATTTTCAGTAGTAGAAGAATATGATGTAGAAAATGAACAAGACATAAAAGAATTTGTTAACTTTATGAAAGAATACAAAGCTGATATAAATGAAGCAGAGTATCAAGGTAGGGATGTCAAGCTTGGTAAAATAATGCAAGGTGATGTTAAAAAGTTTAAAGTCTATGTTAAGAATCCAAAAGGAAATGTAGTGAAAGTAAACTTTGGTCACAAAGGTAAGGGAAATGAAAAGACAATGTCTATCAAAAAAAATAATCCTGAAAGAAGGAAAGCATTTAGAGCAAGACACAATTGTGATAATCCTGGACCGAGACATAAAGCAAGATATTGGTCTTGTAAAAAATGGTAATCAATTTCATTAAATTAATTTACATATTTATATAAAACTAAAAAACAAGTTATGAAGTACATTCACACTTATAAGCTCGAAGAGGGTAAATCCTTTAACGACTTAGAACTCCTAACACAATTACTTAGTGTTGTAAAACTGAGGGTATCAAGTCCCTCTGAAAAAATCATGTTGTATGTAGACACTTATACTTTAAACGAGTATAAAAAATTTGGTATGGATACTTTATATGATGAAGTCAATACTGAAGTACTTGACGAATATCCAAGTGATAAGATTTCTAAAGATTATTGGTCTTCACCAAAGTTATGGGTAATGAAACACCAAGAAGAACCTTTCCTTATGTTGGATACCGATTTAGTACTACACAACATAACACCTGATGTATTAGAAAGAGCACAGGTATCATTCTTACATACAGAATCACCAACAACATACGCATTCCCATCAGTTTTAAATAAACCAAAAGCTTTTAAATGGAGTGATTGGGATGTGATGGCATTTATAAACACAATGCCTGCAAATTGTGCAGCTATTTGTTTTACAGACATGGAATTTTTAAAAAGGTATACAGACAAGTACTTTAGATTTGTTCTAAATAATAAAGGTGGTTATTCTGAAAAGTTTTTCGAAAAATCAGACTTTACAGATAGTACTGCACCACAAATCACAATGGAACAATGGTTATTAAGTGCTATGATGTTCCAAGAAGAATATGATAATACTGGTGCACCAATATCAAGAGAAACCCCATTTCAGTCTCAGTCATTAACTAACGCATTATCAACACCATTAGGATTCCAACACCAAGTTTGGAATGTACCATCAGTACAAGTTATGAAAGAGTTGGGTACACAGATATTTCATCTATGGGGTGCAAAAACATTTTATGATAAAGCTGAAAAAGAAAACAAACCCGAACTATATGAAGTTTGGAATAAAATAAAAGAAGATTTGGTTGGAGCAAATAACGATTTCATTCAACTTCTTAAAAAAGATGAGTACTACGATATCTTAGAAAAGTTAGAAGATAATTGTAGGGAAATCCCAAAATCAACTAATTAAATTAATTTACATATTTATATTAGTAATCAAAGTTTAATTAATAATCAAATAAAACGGAAAAATTATGACTACAATTTTTATTATTTTAGGTGTACTACTTGTCGGAGCAGGTGTATACTATTACTTTTACAAGCAAGGTAAAATTAACGACAGAGATGGTGACTACATTCCAGATGAAGTAGAAGATACTATCGAAGACGCTAAAAAAGTTGCTAAAGAAGTAAAAAGAAGAGCAAAAAGAGTTAAAGAAGAGCTCGGTGATGTTGCTGACGCAGTAAAAGAAGTCGGTAAACAAACTAAAGATGTTGTCTCAGCTGCAAAGGGTAAAAACCGAAAAGGTAGAAAACCTCGTAAAGCAAGTTCAGGTTCAGGTTCAGGTAGAGGAAGAGGAAGAAAATCTTCAGGTTCAGGTTCAGGTAGAGGAAGCGGAAAAAAATAAACTCATAGGAGTACATAGTAATGGGACTATTTAAAAAGGCTGGAACAAAACTCCAAAACTTAATAATTATTGTCCTCTGTATACTTGTCTTACTCAAAACTTGTGGTGGTGGTGACGATGTTACTACTGAAAAGATTGTTACTAAAATCGAAACACGATACGACACTCTAACAGTAGAAAAAAAAGTTTATGTACCAAAATACAAAACAAGAATAGAGACAAAGACTGTTACAGATACAGTAGTATTAAAAACTAAAATCGATACCCTCGAAATCTTAAAAGATTATTATAGCAAGTATGTCTATCAAGATACTCTTAAGTTAGATTCGTTGGGTTACATTACTATTATAGATACAATATCTCAAAACAAGATATTTAGTAGAAACTTTGACTCCCAAGTATTAATACCAACTACAACCATTACTAATGACATTTACCTCAATAAACCAAAATTGTTTGGTGGGGTAAGTGTCGGTGGTAATTCTAAGCAAATAAACTTTTTATCTGGAGACTTACTTTACAAATCTAAAAAAGATAATGTATATGGAGTGGGGCTTGGTGTTAATCAGAACTTCCAACCAATAGTAATCGGTAGAGTCTATTGGAAAATCTCGTTCAAGGGGAAAAAGTAAATGTATGCAAAAGAATATCAAACAAATCATAAAGGAAGAGTACTTAAAATGTGCTAAAGACCCCGTATATTTTTTTAGAAAGTATTGTTATATTCAACACCCATCTCGTGGTAAAATTCTTTTTAATTTATACGACTTCCAAGAAGACTTAATGTCGGCAGTTTCCGACAATCGATTTAATGTAATTCTTAAATCACGACAATTAGGTATATCAACACTATCAGCCGGATATTCTCTCTGGCTTATGTTATTTCATGAAGATAAAAATGTATTAGTAATTGCAACTAAACAAGAGGTTGCAAAAAACTTAGTTACTAAAGTTAGATTCATGCATCAGAATTTACCATCTTGGTTAAGAGGTAATACTGAAGAAGATAACAAGTTATCATTAAGACTTAAAAATGGTTCTCAGATAAAAGCAACATCTGCTGCAGGTGACGCGGGTCGTTCTGAAGCATTATCATTATTGGTAATTGATGAAGCTGCATTTATCGATAATGTAGAAGAAATTTGGACATCTGCACAATCAACACTATCAACTGGTGGTGGGGCAATCGTGTTATCTACACCAAATGGTGTCGGTAACTTTTTTCACAAAATATGGTTACAAGGACAAGCAGGTGAACAATGGAATCCGATAGAGTTACATTGGAGTGTCCATCCAGAAAGAGATGAAGCATGGAGAGAACAACAAACAAAGTTACTTGGTGAAAAGGGAGCAGCACAAGAATGTGATTGTGATTTCATCAGTTCTGGTTATACAGTAGTAGAAGGTTCAACATTAAAATGGTATGAAGAGACGCATGTTAAAGACCCTATTGAAAAAAGAGGTTTTGATGGTAATTATTGGTTATGGGATTACCCTAACTATTCTCGTGATTATGTTGTTGTGGCTGATGTTGCTCGTGGGGATTCTACTGACTATTCTGCGTTTCATGTCTTTGATGTTGAGACTGTGGAACAAGTTGCTGAATATAAAGGTAAGATTGAAACAAAACAATATGGTGCATTTTTAACATCGGTTGCAACTGATTGGAACAATGCATTACTTGTAATTGAAAACGCAAACATTGGTTGGGCAGTAATACAAGAAGTTATAGACAGAAACTACCAAAACCTATATTATTCATACAGAGATTTAGGTTATGTCGATGAGGATATTCATCTTAGAAAAGGTTTTGATTTAAAAAGAAAAGACGATATGGTTCCTGGGTTCTCAATGACAAGTAGAACTCGCCCATTGGTTATATCTAAATTAGATACTTATATGAGAGAACGAACACCAATGATTAGGTCAAAAAGATTAATCGATGAGTTGTTTGTTTTTATATGGAATGGTAGTAGAGCAGAAGCTCAACGAGGTTATAATGATGATTTAGTAATATCTTTCTCAACAGGTCTTTGGGTTAGAGATACGGCATTGAAGTTAAGACAACAAGGTATGGACTTAACAAGAACTACATTAACCCACATAAAAAGGAATCAACCAGGTGCTTATAACAATAGAAACCTTGGAATAGACCCTTGGAAACAGAAAGACCAGCATGGTAATGACCAAGATTTAACTTGGTTGTTATAAAATTTGGAAATAAACTATTTTTTTTGTATATTTATAGAATGTATAAGTATACAATATAATTAGAAGTAGAAAATATGGCAGATAAATCATTATTTGGTAGACTAAAGAAATTATTCAACACCCAAGTTGTTGTTCGTAGAATTGGTAAAGGTAACACACAAGCTATCGATACTCAAAGACTACAATCACAAGGTAACTTGAGGAGCTCGTCCTATTATGATAGGTTCGGTAGATTACACACTACAAGAAAGCATTGGGAAACTTATAATAACCAATTCAACTACCATTCAAATAAATTAGAATTATATACAGATTATGAAGCGATGGATAAAGATTCAATCATCGCATCTGTATTAGATATATACTCGGATGAATGTACCCTAAAAAATGATATGGGTGATGTTCTTAGAATTAAGACAAATGACGAGAATGTAAAAAAGATATTACAAAACCTTTTCTATGATGTACTGAATATAGAGTTTAACCTTTGGTCTTGGATTAGAGGTATGAATAAATATGGTGATTACTTTTTACATCTTGATATTGAAGAAGGTGTGGGTATTGTAAACGCATCACCAATGTCAGCATATGAAATAGAAAGAGAAGAAGGTTTTAATCCAGAGAATCCTTATGAAGTTAGATTTAAGTTAGGTTCAGCTGGCGCAGCTCATGGTGTCGCATCTAACAAACAAGCAGACTATATGGAGTTTTATCAAATGGCACACTTTAGATTAATGTCAGATACAAACTTCCTTCCATATGGTCGTTCTCTAATTGAAGGTGCAAGAAAAACTTGGAAACAATTAACTCTTATGGAAGACGCAATGATGATTCATAGAATTATGAGAGCGCCTGAAAAAAGAGTGTTCAAAATCGATGTAGGTAACATTCCACCTAATGAAGTTGATAATCACATGAGAAGTATTATTGACCAAATGAAGAAAGTTCCTTACCTCGACCAAAATACAGGTGACTACAACCTTAAGTTCAACCTTCAAAATATGTTAGAAGATTACTATCTACCTGTTAGAGGTGGACAAAGTGGTACTGAGATTGATTCCCTAAGTGGAATGGAATTCGGTGGTATTGATGATATTGAATATCTAAAAAATAGAATGTTAGCAGCACTTAAAGTTCCAAAAGCATTTATTGGATATGAAGAAGGTGTTGAGGGTAAAGCAACATTAGCACAAGAAGATATTAGATTCGCAAGAACTGTTGAGAGATTACAAAAAATTGTACTATCTGAATTAACAAAGATTGCAATCATTCACTTATACTCACAAGGATATGAAAATGCAGACTTAGTTAACTTTGAATTAGAGTTGACTAACCCATCAATCATATACGAACAAGAGAAAGCAAATCTTTGGACTGAAAAAACAAGACTTGCAAGTGATTTAAAAGACCTTAAGATGGTATCTCAAGAATGGGTATACAAAAACATCTTTAATATGTCAGACGATGAATGGAAACTTGAACAAGGTAAGGTAATAAACGACCTTAAGTTAGGTTTCAGACATGAACAGATAGAATCTGAAGGTAATGACCCAATAAAATCAGGTGAGTCGTTTGGTACTCCACATGATTTAGCTATGATACAACAAAATGGTGATGGTGAAGAAGGTTCACAAAACGAATATGGTAATTCGGGTGTTCCAAGTAACCCTCCTGGTGCACCAGATGGTGGATTTGATGGCGCGGGAAGACCACCAAAGGCAGGGAACTACAAAACGGATGATAATCCATTTGGAAGAGACCCAATTGGACAAAAAATGAATAGAAGAGCGTCCAAGCCAGAGACATCTTATAGTAAACATAAGATATCACCATTGGCATATGAACAAGCCGAAGCTATGAAAAGTAGTCTTAGTAAGATGAAGAGAAAAACAAGAAGTGTAATACTTGAATCTTTGAAAGATGACTCCAAACCTAATGATAAAGGTGGGTTGTTAGATGAGAACAATTTAATAGATGACACGATTTAGTTTTTTTTTAGATATTTATAGTGTAGTTGTTAATAATTAAGGTAATAAAAATGGGAAAATTAAAACATAGTAAATTTAAAAACACAGGAATTCTGTTTGAACTATTAGTTCGACAAATTGCCTCTGATACTTTATCAGATAATACCTGCTATGCAACTCAGATTATAAAAAAACACTTTACAAAAGGTTCTCAACTCGCAACAGAGCTAAAATTATATCAAGCTCTTACAAAAGAGAACTTTGACTCTCAATATAAAGCACAAGAGTTCTTAAACATTGTTTTAAAAGAACGAGCTAAGTTAATTGAAGGTACTTTAAAAAGAGAAAAGTACAATTTAATCAAATCTATAAAAGATTCATATCTTATTGAAGACTTTTTTAAATATAGAGTTTCAAATTATAAAGAATTAGCATCTGCATACAAATTATTTGAAAATAGTGAATCACAATCACCAAAAGAATATGTAGAGTGTAAGAATACAATCTTTGAATCAATAACAACAGATAAAGTTGTAATAACAGAGGATGTATCTAACAAAGAATATCAGAAACAACCAAAAGAGGTTAGACTATTAGCATATAAGTTCTTAGTAGACTCGTTTAATTCAAAATACTCGACTCTTTCAGAATCTCAAAAACTTATATTGAAAAATTACATCAATAACATTGACAATTCTCAAAATTTAAGAAAATTTGTTGTTTCTGAGGTAGCTAGATTGAAAAGAGAATTAAAATCTATTAAGATTTCCGATAAAGTTACTAATATTAAACTTAATGAAACAATAAATCTTATAAAAGAGTTAACTAAGCATAAAGTAGTTAACGAAAATCAAATATTAGCTCTATTAAGATATAATCAATTACTTGACGAATTAAGGAGAAGATAAATGTCTAAATTTTTACTTGAACAACTCGATAAAAGATTCGAGGAATTGGAAGAAAAGAAAACTGTTCTACTTGGACAAGAAGAAGAGGAAGAAGAAACTAAAGATGAAGCCAATGTTACAGGTAATTTAGATGGTGGCGCAGGTCCACCAAAAACTCCTTATGCGTTTGCAAAAAGTGAGGACGATATGGACAATGACCACATAGAAGTATTTGGGTACAAGAAATCTAAGAAGTCAAACAAGAATATTAAGAAATTAGAATCTGTTAGTAAGATTGAAGCTAAGTTAGAAAAAATAGTTGAGGCTAGTTATCGTGATTACAAACGAGATGACTCTATGAAAGCTCATCAAAAAGTAAATACTTCAATTAAAGAGATTAATAGATTGATGTGGGAAATTACAAAGATTGTAAATCAGAACTCTAAACTAAAAACTGAAACGGGTGTACATACTGGTCAGTATTGGAAGTCTACTCAAAAAAGATTTGGTAAGATTTCTGAAAGAATGTTAAAAGTTGCACGACAATTAAAAGAATTGAGTGCTTAATATGTCTTGTGGGTGTGAAAATAAAAAGGTGACCTTGAAAGAGGAGTTGGAAATCACAGATATCCAACAAATACGAAAGTTAATTCGTCATGAATTAGCCAGAGTATTCTTTGATTTATATCGTAAGAAAAAACAATGGGAAGGTTAGATGAAATCACTTTTAATTGATACAATGATATTTGAAGTAACTCCTACTATGTTGGCAGAGGCTAAATCTGAACATGGTAGATTTCTGGTAGATGGTGTTTTACAAAGAGCAAACGCTAAAAACCAAAATGGACGAGTATATCCAAAAGATATATTAAGAAGAGAAGTTACTAAGTACTTAGGAAAAGAAATCGCAGAGAATAGAGCGTATGGTGAATTAGACCATCCAGAATCATCAGTAGTTGAATTAAAAAACACTTCACACATTGTAAGAAATGTAAAGTGGAGAGGTGATGATGTAATCGGAACAGTAGAAATTCTAAATACACCATCAGGAAAAATATTACAAGAAATTATAAAAGCAGGTTGTACTGTTGGTATCTCTTCAAGAGGTATGGGTTCTGTAAAACAGATAAGTGAAGATGGGACTGTTGCAGTAGAACAAGACTTTGAATTAATTTGTTGGGACTTTGTATCTAACCCATCAACTCATGGGGCATTTATGTCGCCAAAGAATGAAGGTGTTATAAATGAAGGTATTAGTAGAAAACAAGATACTTATAAGTATAATAAAGCACAAGACATTATGAGAGACATCATCTGTGAAGTTGGTGGCTATTGTGAATGTTTTTAGATTAGGGATATATTATGAAATTAAAAGATTTACTTAACGAATCATCAAAGTCTTACAAAAGAGTAAACATTGGTGAAGAAGAGCAAGAAAAGAAAATGACTTCAGAAGAAAAAAGAGCATTTCTTGAAGCCGTATCTGCATATAAGAAATTTGGTGAAACAATTTATCGTAATGGTGACCTTATGGAAACATATGGCGCAATTAAGAACATTGTTGAGAATGCAAACAAAGTAACACTCGAAGAAACGGGTGATTGGTTTGATAGAGTTACTGTTAACAGACATATGAAATCAATGAACGAGTCATTTAAAGTTTTTCAAAAAACATTAAGTGAAGTTCACACACTACAACAAAGAATGGAGTCTACTTATGATGAAATCGGTGAAGTACTTTCGAAATATTATGAAATTAAAGAAGGAAATGAATTCGGCGCTGAAAGAGCTAAAGCAATCGCTAAAGGCAAAGATGAGTTCGAAGTAGATGGAAAAAAATATCCTGTAAAATCAGTTGACAAAGATGATAAAGAAAATGCAAAAGAATTTACTAATGAATCTAAGTCAATGAAACTAACAAGTTTATTAAACGAGTCATTTGGATTGGGCGAATTACCATCATCTAAATTAAAGAAGATGAAAGTATCTGCTAAAGAAATGATGGATTCAGTTAACCCAAAAAATAAAGCAATCGTTGAATCATTCTCTACTGAAGAAAAAAGAATCGTAATGATGGCAGTTAGAAAGATTGCTAAATACATGAACAGAGACCTTGCAACTGCATTGAGTTATGTAATTGGTGCAGCACAAGAATTAGAAAGAAGTGGTAAGGTAAAGTAATGATTAAATTAAAAGACATATTAACGGAAATCTCAGCAATCGGTGGATTAAAGCAGGTTGTAAAAGGTAATACTGATAGAGTAGAAGGAATCAAAGTATCAAAAGAAATGGCACAAGCTATGATTGATTGGTTTAACTCTTCACCTTATGGTAGAAAATATCCAAATGCTAAAAAAGGTAGATTACATTTATCAATAGGTATTATGATGTCTTTTGGTTTAGATAGATATGCTAAACATAAAGGTGCTAAAGAAGAATTGAAACACTTGAAAACATTAGCAAAAGCAATGAGAGGTGACTAATGGATAAGACGGAAATCTTACAAGATATTTCAGTAGACCTTTCTTTTATGTACAAGAAAGCACTTAAGAATATTAAAAAGTTAGACCCTAAGACAAGACAGCAATTTGCAAAGTTGTTTGTTGACTTTAAAAATAAAGTGGATGACTTATCTGAAGGTGTTGGAATGAATCGTAGACTTCATATGGGTATAAACGAAGCTAACTACAATACCAAACAAGATGCGATGAACGCATATATGAAAGGTAAAGTAACTGCACAAGAATTAGATAAGATTGCAAAAAATGATTTTAAATCATCAGTTGCAACTAAAAAAGAATTACAAAACTTTATGAACTCAGGATACATGAAAGAGTTGATGGCCAATACATATGGACTCAAAGTACCTGCTATGGAAAAGAAAGTTAAAGAATTAATGAAGTACGCGAGTTAAGGAACATTATGATAAAACTAAAAAACTTATTAAGCGAAAAGGCTGACCCAGCATTAAAAGATGGTGAGAAAAAAATCATCGCAAAGGCAATGAGTAAAGCTATTGGTCGTGATGTTGAAGTTAACATGGACGATGTTGAATACCATACAGGCACAAGTACATTCTACGCAGGTAATGGTGGCGAAACACAATTATTCGTTGGATATTACGAAGATGAAGACAAACCATACAATGTTAGTATTGAAGATGGTTCAAAGCAATACGCTCAAGTAGATGCAAAAAATATTAAGGATGTTATAAAGGCAGTAGTTACATTATCAAAGAAATTCAAAAAGAACCTATTAGAATCTAAAAAATCAGTAAACGAAGATTACTCATCACATTACAGTCCTCAAGTTGGTTTATTTTATCTTGAAGGTGTTCCATTCACAAAGGAAAGAATTGTAGAAGTAATTAAATATTTTAGAAGTGCTAAAATAAAATCTGCAGTTAGTCAATTTGAATACCGACCAACGCTTCTTATAAAAGATAAAGAAAATAATGAATCAGTAACTATTGATGCTAGACGATTAAAAACATTAATTGACTTCTACAAAAAAGATAGTGCTAAGTTAGCATCTGATAAAGATTTCAAATAATTTATATTTACTAAAATAATTTCTATATTTATTAACATCGGTCACTAATGGCCGGTGTTTAATTTTTTATATATGCAAAAAAGATACAAAAAAGTAAGAAGGGAACAAATGATTATCCCTGGTAAATTCAAAGCCGCAAAAGTAATCAACGGAAATATTGAAGCCGCACTTAAGTTTTTTAAACGACAAGTTAAAGAATCAAATGTCTTACAAGAACTTAAGGACAGAAAAGAGTTTATAAAACCATCCGCAGTTAAAAGAAAACAAAAGATGGACGCTATCAGAGCAGAATATATAAGAAGAATTAGGTCAAACGATTAAATAAAATAGTAAACACTTACTGTTTTTGGTTTTAGACCTATATTTATAAACCGAACACAATACCACTCCCCAATGAGTGGTCACTTATTTTTATAATAGTAATCACTATTAAGATTCCAAATAATCTTATTATCCAAAATTTAATTAAGGAGAGACAGAAATGGCTAAATCTGATTTATTAAAAGAAGCTATCGCTGACGCAAAGGCAGTAAAAGAAACTGCATTAGCAAACGCAAAGATGGCCTTAGAAGAAGCCTTCACTCCAAAACTTCAATCAATGTTATCTCATAAGATTGCTGAAGAATTAGACGAAGACGATATCGAAGAAGATGAAGTTGCTGACGAAATGGCAATGGCATCTGATGAGGAAGTTGCTGACGAAACCTATGAAGGTGAAGAAGTAGCTGACGAAAACGAAGATATGGACGAGTCTGATGATGAAGTATCTGAAGAGGAAGTAGCTGACGAGGAATTAGATACAGAAGATAAAGAAGAAGTCGAAGACATCGCATCTGATGTTGTTGATGGACATGAAGACGAAATGCATGACGAAGAAGAAGCTGCTGAAGAAGCAGAAGAAGAAGCGCCTGCAGACGAAATGAATGACATGGACGAAGATGAAATGGACGAAGACGAACTTGATTTAGAATCTGTAATTAAAGAATTAGAAGCTTCTATCAACGAAGAAGAAGTTGAAGAGGAAGAAGAAGTAAAAGAAGAACTTGACTCATCTGATTTAGGTGACGGCGAAAACGCTGAACCATCTGATGATGCTAACGATTCTTCTGACATCGAAAACGATGACGAGTTAAATATTGACGAAATCATTGAAACATTAAAAGAAATGTCAGACGAAGAAGTAGATGAAAACGAAGAAGAAGAAGTTGAAGAATCTGTTGTAAACGAAGAAGAAGAAGTTGAAGAGACTGAAGAAGTTGAAGAAGAAAATAAAGAGTTGGAAGAAGCATACGCTACTATCGAATCTTTAAAAGGAACTATCAACGAAGTTAATCTTTTAAACGCTAAACTACTTTACACCAACAAATTATTCAGAACTTTTGATTTGAATGAGTCACAAAAAGTTAAAGTTATCGAGAACTTTGATAGAGCTGCAAACTTAAGAGAAGTTAAGCTTGTTTTTGCTACATTAGGTGAAAACTTAAATGTTGCAAGAAAAAAGAAAACTGTTGTTAAAGAAGGAATCGCTTCTAAACCAACTGCAAGTACTGCACCTAGCAAATCAATAATCTCTGAAGGTAACGAAGTTGCTAACAGATTTAAGAAGTTAGCAGGACTAATAAAATAATTTAAAAACGGAGAAATCAAAATGGATACAAATTCATTATTAAACGAATCCGCTGGGTATACTAAGAAAATGTCTGATGAGGCAAAAGGATTAGTATCTAAGTGGGACAAGACTGGCCTTTTAGAAGGTATCGAGTCTGATTTTGAAAGAAGTACTATTGCTACTCTACTTGAAAACCAAGCAAGAGAATTAGTAAAAGAAGCTTCTTCAACAGGTACATCCGCAAACTCTGAAGAGTGGGCAGGTGTAGCACTTCCATTGGTTAGAAGAATTTTCAGCGAAATCGCTGCAAAAGAATTCGTTAGCGTACAACCAATGAACTTACCATCAGGTCTGGTATTTTACTTAGACTTTAAATATGGTACTGCACAACCAGGATTTGAAACTGGTGCAGGTAAAGATTCACAAACTGACTCAGTATTCGGTGTAACTGAAACTGCAAGTGAAGCAAGTGAAGGTCTTTACGGAGCAGGAAGATTTGCATATTCAATCAACGAGACTGAATCTGGACCTTTAACTCAAGCAGCAGCTGGAGCAGTAGCGGCAGCTAGTACATTTACATCTGAATCATTCGCAAATGGTGTCGCTTTAGACCCAGCAATCGATTATGATTCAAGCTTCTCACAATCTTTATCAGCAGCTGATAGAGCATTGTTAAGAAGAGTAACAGTAGCTAACGCATCGTTAAGTGGTGCTGATTTAGAAGGCGTAAGAGCATTCGAAATTAGTGGTTCTAACATCGCAGCTTACTATCCTGCATACACTAAAGCAAATGTTTCTGGGTCTAACTCAGTATCATTCATGGTTAAATTAGTAGGTGCTACTAACGCAATCGCTGGTGTTAAAGTAAAATACCAAAAGCAACCAACTGACATTACAAGAGGTGACTTTGAAGACACAACTTCAGGTGGTTCAGACTTAGGTATTCCAGAATTGAATGTTGAACTTAGAAGTGTTCCAATCGTAGCTAAGACAAGAAAGTTGAAAGCACAATGGACTCCTGAGTTCGCACAAGATTTAAACGCTTATCACTCAATTGACGCTGAAGCTGAATTAACTTCTATGTTATCTGAGTACATCTCACAAGAGATTGACTTAGAAATCTTAGATATGTTAATGGAAAACGCTTTAACTGAAGCTAAGTGGTCTGCTAGAATCGGATATTCTTGGGATGGTAGTAAATTCACTTCAAGTGGTCTTAACGCAGCAGTTGAGAGATATACTCAACAACAATGGTTCCAGACTTTAGGTACTCAGTTACAGAGAGTTTCTAACCAAATCCACGCTAAGACAATGAGAGGTGGAGCAAACTTTATGGTAGTATCTCCTGATGTTGCTACTATCATCGAGTCTATTCCAGGTTATCAGTCAAATGGTACAGGTAACGAAATGCAATTTGCGTTTGGTGTAAGCCAAGTAGGTTCTTTCGCTAACAGATACCAAGTGTACAAAAACCCATACATGAAAGAGAATGTAATTCTATTAGGATTCAAAGGTTCTCAATTCTTGGAAACTGGTGCAGTTTACGCTCCATACATTCCATTAATTATGACTCCTCTTGTGTATGACCCAACTAACTTCCAACCAAGAAAAGGTGTAATGACTCGTTACGCTAAACAAATGGTAAGAGGTGAGTTCTATGGTAAAGTAATTTGTCATGGTTTAGAGGCAATAAGCGGATAATCATAAGATTATAACTTAATGTTATTAAAAGGGTGGCTTCGGTCACCCTTTTTTTTATGCCTACGGATATTTATAATAAACCAAAAGAGGATTGTCTATGGCAGAGAATATCGCGAAGAAAGCTCCAAAAGGAAATGTTAGATTTTCAATAAGTTTATCAGAAGAGCAAAAACAAGCAAAAGCACAAATAAGAAATCATCCATTTAATTTTATATTAGGAAAAGCAGGTAGTGGTAAAACACTATTAGCAGTTCAGATTGCACTTGATAGTTTTTTTAAACGAGAAGTTAATAAAATAGTTATAACAAGACCTACCATATCAAATGAAGACAACGGATTCTTACCTGGCTCATTAGATGAAAAAATGGAACCCTGGTTAGTTCCAATTCGTTCTAATATGAGAAAAGTCTACAACAAACCTACAATCTTAGAAAAGATGGAAAAGGATGAGAATATTGAATTAGTATCTTTATCACACTTTAGAGGAAGAACTTTTGATAATTCAATAGTTATAGTAGACGAGTTTCAAAACTTAACTAAACAACAATTAGCTATGGTCTTGGGTCGTTTGGGTAAACACTCTACAATGATGTTATGTGGTGACCCTCAACAAATAGATTTAAAATTTGCAAACGACTCAGCGGTACACGAAGTTCATAAACTGAAGGAATCGTTATTTGTTTTTAATGTAAACTTAAAAGACAACCATAGACACGAATCTTTGGATGAAGTCTTAAAATTATTATTTTCATATGATTAATTTCAGTTATTGAAAATAATAAACTATTTATATAGGTAAAAGTATTTTAATTGGAGAAAAAATAGATGCCATTCGACTATTCAGGTTCATTTAGCGGTTCATTCTTTGGGGATATAACATCATCTAATGGTGTAATATCATCATCTGCGCAAGTAACATATAATTCTATACAGAATAGACCTCAAACAATAACTGCATTTCAAAAGAACTCGATAACTGCAGCAAATAACTTTAGACAAAAAGTATATCCAATTACATCAGGTTCTATTTCTACAAGAATCACATCATTAGAAGCAAGAAATAATTACACAAAAGCAGAAATATCAGGAGCGTTTGGTACTACCTCATCATCTTTAGCAACAAGATTAACAAATGTTGAAGGTGCCGGTTATTTAACATCGGCAAGTGCTGCAGCCGCAGGATTTGGTAGTGGTGGTGATACACTTCCTGATGGAACAATATCATCATCTGCACAAATAACGGCATTAGGATTCTCAACCACAGATAGTACAGGTTCAGAACAAACATTATCATTTAATGATGGAAACAACTCATTAAGTATTTCAGGTGGAAATTCAGTAGATTTATCATCACTTTCAGGTGGCGGTGGTGGTGGAGCCGGATTAAACATAACTGCATCAGATGAAGGAACTGCACTAAGTAAAATAGTTCGTAGTTTTGATTTTGTAGGTAACGCAGTTACGGCAACCAATGATGGTAACGCAGTTACAGTTACAATCAATACAAGTTCGGTATCATTACCAAGTGGGTTAATATCATCTTCGGTACAATTACCAAGTGGATTGGTATCATCTTCGGTACAATTACCAAGTGGGTTAATATCATCTTCGGTACAATTACCAAGTGGGTTAATATCATCTTCAATAACAAGTGTTAACTCCTCATCGGTATCCGAACTAAGTAACTATACTTCACAATGGACATTGGGTGCAGATGGGAATAGTCATTACACATTTACTGGTCCAGGTTTAATAGGTGCAGAAAATGACCCAACTCTTTATTTAACAAGAGGTCAAAAGTATAAATTTATAAATAATATGGGAGCTCACCCATTTAGGATTCAATCAACTCCTAATGGTTCGGCAGGTTCTGAGTACAATGATGGTATAACAAACAATAATGTTTCAAATGGAACATTAACTTGGAATGTACAATTCGATTCACCAAGAGTTTTATATTATCAATGTACTGCTCATGCAAATATGGGTGGGGTTATCTATATTGATAACGCAAATACGGGTAGTAGTAGCGGTGGTGGTTCAACCGACATTAGTGCATTGAATACTTTTACAGGGTCAGCTATATCTAACAATCAGACTTCTTCAATGTCGGTAGCTACCGCATCTTTTGTTTCATTTGATGGAAACCGAGTCGTATCAAATACAGACTTACCATCAGGTGTTTACAATAATAACTTTGGAACAACTACTTCTTTATCAGACTTTGTTGAAAAGGTATTCTTTCCAAATACAGTACCATCAATTAGTACAACTGGATTTACAATTGGTGAATTTGTAGCAAGTGGGTCTTCTGTTGGAACTGTTAGTGCAACAGACGCAGAAGGACAATCGATTACATTTAGAACTGCAAGTTCTTATACGGCAGATAAATTTAGAATAGCATCAAATGGAGCTATAACACTAAATACAAAATCAACGGCATCATTAAATACTGATAACACACCAGGTAGTGGTTCACATCCATTCTTAGTAGAAGCAGTAGATACATTCGCAGGTGTTGGTTCAAAAACAATATACATTAGGGTAACACCTAACACTCCACCGAAGTGGAGACAAACATCAGTCGGTGGTTCTGTGGTAACTACATTTACACAATCACTAAACGAAAACTCAGCAGCGGCAAGTAACAAAGTTAGAGTTTATTTCACCGATGATGAGAGTGATACAATCACAATTGGTAGTGGTTCAGTCCCAAGTGGATTTACAATTAATAAAGCAAGTACATATGTTCAGTTAAATCAGACAACATCATCATTGGATTATGAAACTACACCAAAATATGAGTTAGTTTTAACTGCAAGTGATGAACACTATGTAAGTGGTGATGATACTGAAGCAATTGCATACTTACCATTCCAAATAAAAGTTGTTGATAACATAAGTCCAACAGTAAATGACCAAACATTGGGTAGTATTAATGAAAATAGTAGTAATGGTGCAAGTGTTGGTACAATAACCGCAACAGACCCAACGAGTGATACTATTGTATTTAGTAATTTTACATTAAAAGAAGCAAATTTAGATGGTGGTTCAAATATTACCTCATCTTTAGGTGGTAATTCACTATATGACCCACATTCTAATCCATTCCAATGTAGTTCTGCAGGTGTTGTAACAAGAAGGAATGGAGTTTATCTAAATTCTGATGTTGCAAATAGATATTTTTACCAAGTAACAGTAAAAGACGCATTTAATACAACATCTGATACAGGTTTAATTAGAATTAATATCGCAGATGACGCGGCAAGCTCAATATCTGATAATTGGAGTAACTTATATGTTATAGAATCTGCAACAAGTGGTGATGATATTAAAATTATCTCAAATGGTAGAACAGGAACAAGTGCACAATGGTCATCAGCGGCATCTCAACGATGGGAAGTTAAATCAACAGGTAATTTAATTACATTAACAAGTGCAACGGGTTCTTCAACAACATTAGAACTTGCAAATAACCTAAGTGGTTCGGCATACGCAAGTGGAAGTACAATTGCAGTAGAACTAACTGCATCAGAGCATGGATTCGAAACAACTAAACAATATGTAAATCAAAATATATCAGTTGTTATCAATAATGCACCAGTTCCAAGTTTCAGTAACACATCTGCAAACTTAAATACAAATGGTGCAAGAAGTGGAAGTACACTTTCAACAATATCATTTACAGATACAGAAAGTGATTCACTAAACCATACTTCATTTACTTTTACAGACCCAAGTGGTCAATTAAATGCATATAAATCTGGTGATACTTATTTAGTACAACCAAAAAATAATTTAAGTGGTTCTGCTTATCAAATGACGGCATCTATAAAAGATAGTCATGGATTTAGAACAGGTACTACTAAACATAGTGTAACAATCGCTCAATCACCAATCGGTACTTTAGGTGGTGATACAACATCATATATTATAGAATCTGCAGTTAGTGGTTCTGTACTTAGAGACGCTACTGGGTTTGGAAATGGTAACGCATCTCAATTAACAGTAAGTTATTCACCACAATATAACTCAGCCGCAGTTCAATCATTTACATCATCCAACGCCGCAATTGGTATTAACAATAGTGGTAACTTAACAATGAAAGTTCATGTTAGTGGTTCAAGTACAGGTAGTGGTGATGCAATTACATCAACAATAACATACAGAGACCAATTTGATAATATAGGAAGTGGTTCGGTAACAGTAAATGTATTCGCAAACCAAGCACCAACTGCAACATTTAATGAAGTAGGTGCAAACATGACCGCATCAGTTGCGGCATCAACTAATCTTACAACGATTACTATATCAGATACAGAATCGGATACACCATTCTCAGCTTCATTAGGTGGAACACACGCAGGTAATTTAAAACTTGTACCACAAAATGCAAACTCATCATCATATCAACTACAAAATACAGGCATAATCAGTAGTGGTGTTACTTACAATTATAGCGCATCAGTATTTGACAACTTTGATAAGTCAACAAGTTACAATAGAAGTATAACAATTCTTAACCCTGTAGCGAAAACATATGTTTATGGTTGGGATGGTGGTTCTGCGGCAAGTGAAGCAGCTGCAATCGCATCTATGGGTGATAGTGGTGGTGATGGAGTAGGAATCGAAGCAGGTTCAGTAATTGCAAAATTACAAAGTGGTTCACTTGGTACAACATTCAGTCCAACATATGTTGGTGGTACAATGCAATTATTTGGAAGTAGTTCAAAAACAACACTATCAGATAGTAGCGCAACAGGTCTATCAAGTTTTGGATATATAAACTTTAGTAGTGGTGGTTCAAAAAGATTAGTAGTAGTATTCCCATCAGCATCGAATCAAGGTGGTAAACCTGTAAGTATGTATGATGGAGTACCGCCGGATAGTACGGGTACTGCAAACGAATACTATGTATATGCAAAAGACTCATCAATACCTGGTACAATTGGAACAGGTGTATATTATTTCAATACTGAAAATGCAGTAGAAGGATATACAAGATGGGGAATGATTTTTGCAGAAGGTGAAAATACAAATAACTCAAGATATTATTTAATGCCTGACTCAGCGTCAGCACCATAATAAAAGGAAGAAGATAAATGGCAACAACGGCAGGTGATATTTATGTAAGAAGTGGGGCTTCGGGCTCATTCACATCAGTACAATATGTACAAGGTGGTTGGACTACTGTACCCTCTGCTTCAGACATGACAGGCATATATCACGACAGACTTAGAGATGGACAGGTAATTTGGGTAGAACATACCGAACAATTATATGTTACAAGAAAGTTTGTTGCATTTTCTACGCCGGGTTATGATGGAACGGATGATTCCGCATCATTCCATACAACTAATTTAGGTATTAGTGGTGGCGGCGGTGGTGGTGCCGGTGATATTACAAGTGTAGTAGCAGGAAATGGTTTAAGTGGTGGTGCAACAAGTGGTGCAGCAACTGTTACATTAGATACTAACTCAACTACATTTAAAGGTGGTGTTAGTAGTGTAATCACACCACTAAATAACTTTACAGGTTCAGCAAATACAAGTATTGCTGCATTAAATACTTTTACGGGTTCAAGTTTTGGTGGAATCTTTACAACAACAGGTTCTTTCAAATCAACTACTAATAATTTAGATATAACAGGTTCCGTTAGAGTTAGTAATGTAATTAAGTTTAAAGAATTAAGTTCTACACCTACATATGAAGAAGGTGGAATGTTTTATTCAGCATCTAACTTTTATATGGGGATAGGTAATTAATAAAAAAATAATCTATATTTATTGTATATAGATTTAAGAAGTTTCGCTATTGATGCATTGGTTGTGTATCATAATGTTTAAAAAAATAAATTAAAAGGGAAAACAAAATGGCAACATGGAAAAAAGTCATTGTCTCGGGTTCGATAGCTAGTTTAGCCGAAGTTTCTGCATCAGTAGGATTCAAAGGTAATTTAGTCGGAAACGCAACAACGGCAACAACAGCAACTCAAGTTGGAAATAGTCTTACAGTAGATAATTCGACAATCCAACTTAACTCGGGTACCACATATGATGGTGCGGCGGGAAAAACTATTAGTATAAAAGATGGTGGTGTAACACTCGCAAAAATAGAAAGTATTGCAAACAATACAATCTTAGGTAATATAACAGGGGACACTGCAGCTCCATCGGCATTAACTAAAGCAAATGTATTAGAACTGATTAATGTTGAAAACGGAGCAGATGTAACTGACGCAGCAGGAATTAGAGCATTAGGTGCAGGAATTGTATCCTCATCAGCACAGGTATCTGCATTAGGTGGTGTTCAAAATTCAACAATAACAGTAACTGCAGGTAATGGTTTATCAGGTGGTGGTTCATTTACTACTAATACAGGAAGTAATGGAACTATCTCATTAGCAGTAGGTGTTGACGATTCAACAATCGAACTTAACTCAGACGCACTAAGAATTAAAGATAGTGGTGTTACTTTTGCTAAAATACAAAATGTCGCAACAGACACAATAGTAGGTAGAACTGCAGCTTCAGATGGTGTAGTAAAAGCTTTATCTAAATCAGAAGTTTTAGGTATATTAAATGTAGCAGATGGTGCAAACGCATTTACACTTACGGCAGCAGGTGTTAGAGGATTGGGTGCAGGAATACATTCAGGTTCAATCTCCGCAGCATCAGTAACTGAAATCAGTAACTTAACTGCAGACGAAGGTGCACAATTAGAGAACATCGGTACAACAACAATCTCAGCAACTCAATGGGGTTACTTAGGTGCAATGAACCAAGGTGTAACAAATAGTTCTAATGTACAATTTGCAAATATGGTAGTGACAGGTGATTTAACTGTTGAAGGTTCAAGAACAGAATTAAATGTTGCAAACTTAAATGTAGAAGACCAATTCATACTTATCAATTCTGGTTCAGCTGGTGCTGATGCTGGTATTATATTTGGTGGTTCAAGTGGTACTGCACAAGCAGGTCACGCAATTTATTGGGAAAGAACTGGCGCAGGTACTGGTAACTTCGGATTTGTCGAAGAATTAGCACATAATGCAACTAGTGCAAATATAGATTCTAAATTAGGTAATATTCAGACTTCAACGGGTGCAAATCCAACAACCGCTCCAACATTCCAAGGAGTAGGTACTATTAATGTAAGAACTGATGATGAAACTATTTGGATTTATTCTTAATAATTAAAAAAAAAGTTATGTCGAATCACAAAAACATTAGTAAAACAACACAACCACAAAAAAAAGAGACAAACCTCAAGCTTAGTAAAAATGAGCTTGAGGTTCTCTTGTTTTTAATATCCAATGGAACTTTCCAAGGACGAGATATTGAACGAATCTACAAATTAGCAGTAAAATTACAAAACGAACACGATAAATTATAAAGTTATGCAAGAATATGATGGATTAACAGAGGCAGATTTAAAAATAATTCAAATCGCTCTAAGTAAACTACAAATTACAGGTGCTGAAGCATCTATGATGGTAAATCTTCAACAAAAAATTCAAATGGAGATTGAATTACTCAAAACTCCTAAAGCAAAAAAGTCAAAAGGGTAATTCTTTCTTTTTTTCTTGATACTTATATACAAGGAATAAATTAAAGAACCTGGTTGTTGGCCCCCGAAAAGGGGAAGTGGGCTCAATAGTTGAGTTACCAACCGCAAAGAGGATTAGAATATGCCAAATTGGAAAAAATTAATAACTTCTGGCAGTAATGCCGTATTAAACAAAGTAACCGCCTCATCGGATGTATTATTCGAAGGTGGTTTTCAACTTGAAGGACAATTTAACGCAGGAGCGAATATTGTCCCACAAACCGACAATATAGGGTCGGTTGGTACATCAGCACTAACATTTAACGATGGTAGATTTACGAGTTTTACCGTAGATAATACATTAACGAGTAAATCAAGCTTGTCTGCCGTTGATATTACCGCATCTGGTCTAATAGAAATACCAACATACATTGAACATAAAGGTGATACCAACACTAAATTTGGATTTGGTGGTGCAGATAGTTTTGAAGTTAAAACAGGTGGTACAAAAAGACTACAAGTAAATAATAGTGGTGTTACAATTATAGGTTCACTTGACGCAGAAAAAGAAAAACAAATCATCGTAACAAATGGTGAGGTACTAAAAGCATCTGAAGTAACTGGCTATGTACCATTTGCAAATATAAACCAAATAGATAGTGATGTTCAAACAGGTTATTGGCAATATGTCGCACCTGTTGAGGGATATGTAGAAAAAGTAATTGTGAGTCCACATCAATCTGCAACGGCTGGTAGTATTGGGTTAACATGGAAAAATCAAAGTGGAAACTTAGGAACTGAAGTAACTGGTACAATAAATGCAACCGCAGGTGTTCCAACAACCTTTAATTTTGGTTCATCATATAATTTTAGTGGTGACGATAGATTAAATTTATTTATAGATAGAAAATCATCAGCAAAGTCACGAGGATTTGGTTTTACAATAATATTAAGACTTGATTTTGTTAGCTAAAGGGTAGAATATGGAACATATACATGGATTACA